AACAGCTATGAAGAGACACAAGCGCATACAACAGTATATTTATCAGGTGCGGCATATTGTGGGAAGGATAATTATGATACCATGCTTTTAGCGGGTCCAGCAAGTGGATTTGTATATACAGATACATTATACGATGTTAAGACTGATTTACAAGGATATATAGGATATATACCTGCAAAAAAGTCCATATATGTGGTAGTAAGAGGCTCATCTAGTATATTAAATTGGATAGACGATTTTGAGGTAAAATTAGTGGATTATGTTAGTTGGCCTACGTGCAATTGCTATGTCCATTACGGATTCTATAGGTCGGCAAACAATGTTGCAAATAAAACAGTCATTTCCGTATCAAAGTTGAAAAAGAAATTTCCAGATTATTCAGTCATAATGACGGGCCACTCATATGGAGCAGCAACAGTGCAATTATTAGGAATGGAATTGGAACGATTTGGAATAGATGTAGAAATATACAATTACGGACAACCACGGGTTGGAGACGCGAACTATGCTGGGTTTGTCAATACATTCATTGACGAATATTGGCGTTTCACCCACGATAAAGATATTGTTCCACATTTGCCACCTATGGCTGGGTTAGGCTACCTACATTCGTGTAGGGAGGTGTTTGAGGACAACGACGGATTATTAAATGTATGTAGCGAGGTTAATTGTGAAGACGCGTCATGTAGCGGGCAATATTCTGTATCGCAGACAAATGCAGAAGACCATAGCTATTATTTGGGTCACTATTTGGACTGTGAAAGCAGCACTCAAATGGGGCCGTAATCGTCTTTTTTGGGCTCAATCTTTCCAGTAACAATTGTATTACCAATTAAATACACACAATATCCGACAATGAAACCAACTATGAGACCAATAAATATTTGAAACAATGAGTGATTATTATTGGAGTATCTTTGAACCGAACATAAAATAGTTAAAATAATAAAAGCCCAACTAACAAATGGGTTATATAACGTGAAAAAGGTGTAAGATAAACAATAAGCACAATTCTGGGCGTGGGCTGATGGCATGCCGAATTTATCAAAGCCAATTCTGGCTCCATTTGTAACGCCGATTTCAATTGCTTTTTGGTCTTTTGTAGGGCGAGGTTCTTTTATGAGTAATTTTAATACAATATTAATAATATTATTTAATATAAATCCTGAGATAAATAATTGCAAATAAGTAGACATATTTCTTAAAAGTAAGGCTGACATGCCAAATAATATAAATGGGGCATAATAGCCAATATAATTTAATATAGAATGTATTTCCATTATATATTATAAATATTATAAAACAAATTAAATAAATACTAATACTACTATTATAGATGTTAGTTCAAGATATTGAAAATTATTTGTTAAAATACAAAAAAATATGGAAATATGTAGCAAAAAAAGAATTATATGAAATGCCTTGCGAGTGCAAAACTATGACAAAATCTTATATTTTAGATGAGGATGATTATTATGGTTGTAATTTTGCTGATAATCAAAAAGTATATGTGCTTTTTTTTACAGAGCATTCCGACTGTTTTTGTGGTATACCGTTATTTGATAATGATTTAACTTATGATAAAATGGATGAACTACCCGTATATCAATTTGATTTATCGTGTGAAGAACAACCAGAGCTATATGGCAATTTTAAAGATTATTTTAATGAAATATTAAAAAAATATAAACCGTATAATAATACGATGCATATTTTGAAATCAAATGCAATAAATGAACTAACATGTTTTTCTGATAAAGTTATAAATAAAACGTACACTTTGGTAACTGAAAATAATGATTGATTATTCTTTTGTAAAATATTCAGCTACTACATATTTTAGCTGTTCATTTGCTTCATTTGGTAATGTTCTAGAAGCTAGTTCTGCTCTTTTCTCATCATTTCTAATGTGTGCTGCAGCTTCTCTTTCTTCATATTCGGGGTAAAATATTTCTATACTAGAATCAAACATTTCCTGATCAATATTAAAGTCGCATTCTGCACCATATCTTCCAAAACCAATAACTCTCATAACAATAAATTTGTATATGTTCATATCCTCACTATATACCTCAGTTATTTTTCCTTTGTATTTTGCAATGTATTTTTTTTTGATGAAGCCGTTGTCATTGATAAAATATTCATGTTCTAATTTTAATTCAGATAAGTTTGTTAGTTGTCTCATTATTAATTAATTTAATATTGTTAATATTGTTGATACTGTCAGACATAATTACAAAAAAATTTCAATTTTTTATTCGCCTTTGAAAAGGTTGTAAGAGCCAAATATTTGTTATTTATCATATTATACCGTATATTATATATTATTATACAGTATAACATAAAACTTAATTTTTTTTTCAAAAGTTCGAAAGGTTTTTGAAAAATGGACAAAAATAAATGTCCAAAATTGAAAAACTAGAATACTTTTGGAAAAATTTATGTAAAAAAACGGGTTGTGACTGAAATGCTCTAAATTTAAATTCTGGAATTAAAATATTGTGATGATAAATATTTTTAACTTTTATTTGTTTATAGCTTAGCATATTTTTTATTAGCCCAAAATAGCTAATTTATGGCTAATAAAAAATATGCTTTAAATTATATGGTGTATATGATAGAGCATAATTCATAACAAAAAAATATAAAAATGTTTGTAAAATGAGACTGAATGCTAAAAAAGCTAATAAAATATATTCTTTGTAATTTTTTTTAAAAGTTCGAAAGGTTTTTGAAAAATGGACAAAAAATAAAGGTGTAATATTTATATTTTGCAACACTGGCTTATTTTTGTGTTGCTAAAATCAGCAACAATCAGCAACAATCAGCAACAAAATTAAGCAAAAAAATAAGCTACAACAATGAGTTAATAAATATGTAAGCATTACATCATAATAACATAATTTATTACAATTTTTAATTAAGACCATAAATTATAAAAGCTATTTTTGTTGCTAAAAATCAACAACATTAAGCAATTTTTAAGCCATTTTTAGACCATCTATTTTTTTCAAAAGTCCGAAAGGTTTTTAAAAAATGGACAAAAATAAATGTCCAAAATTGAAAAACAAGAATACTTTTGTGAAAATTTATGTAAAAAAACGGGTTGTGACTGAAATGCTGTAAATTTAAATTATGGAATTAAAATATTGTGACGATAAATATTTTTGTTTTGTTTGAATAATAATATGAAGCATATTTTTATTAGCTTATATTATGCTAAATTAAGCTAATAAAAAATATTCTTGTTTTGTTAAATTTTATTTTGATACCATATATGCTGTAACAATCAATAAATTATATTAAAAAAACTTAGACGAATGCTAAAATTCGGCTAATTTAGGCTAATAAAAATATTCTTTTCGTAATTATTTAGGAATATTTTTATTAGCTCATATAAGATAATGTTAGCTAATGAAAATATGCTAGGTGATTATTATTGTCATGATTGTGATTATAAATGCTGTAAAAAATCCAGTTGGAAGCAACATTTAGCTACTGCAAAGCATAATAAAGCTAATAATGGACTAACTCAAGCTAATGAAAAATTTGTATGTGATAAATGTGGGTGTCAATTTAAGCATCAATCTAGTTATTGTAGACATAAAAAAAAATGTGCAATAAATAAAAATAATAAAAATATTCCATCTACAACTGAATCTATTTTGGATAAAGATTTAATAATTACTTTAATTAAACAAAATTCAGAATTAATGAATTTATTATCAAATAATAATGCAACAAATAGCAATAATACAAATAATAGTCACAATACAAACAGCAACAATAAAACATTTAATCTGAATTTCTTTTTAAACGAAACTTGTAAAAATGCAATGAATATTTCGGACTTTGTTAGTTCAATCAAGGTTACACTTGAAGAGTTAGAATACACTGGCAGGCAAGGATATATTCAAGGTATATCTAATATAATATTAAGTAATCTTCAAAAGTTAGAACAACATGAACGTCCATTGCATTGCAATGATTTGAAGCGTGAAATATTATATATAAAAGATAATAATAAATGGGAAAAGGAAACAGAACAAAAACCGATACTAACAAAGGCAATAAAAACAATTGCAAATGAAAACATAAAGCAAATTAAACATTGGCGAGATAAATACCCGGATTGTACTGACTCAGATTCAAAAAAAAACAACATGTATTTAAAAATTGTTAGTAACTCAATGAATGGACTAACAGAAGCAGAGAGTTGTCGAAATATTGATAAAATTATTAGCAATGTTGCAAAGGAAGTTGTTATTGATAAATAAAAATTGAAAATAATTAGTTTGTTTATAACTATGTAAATAAACTAATATGGATGAGAAAAGTTACATTCAAAACATTTATGAGTTGTATTTTAGGTGTGTTTGTCCTGATGGACCAATAAAATTAGCATATAAAAAAACAGAAATACAATATAATATTGAGCAAATGAATTGTCGTATGTTGAAAAGCTATCCTTTCAATACAAATGCATATTATTTTGGATCAGACGCATTTTATAAAAAGAGATATATGATGATGTATGCTGATGAGTATGGAGAAGAATATAAAGATAATTTAACCCCATGCGAACGAAAAGAATTATTAGAAAAATAGTGTTATACATTATTATCAGCATTATCAGTATTATTTTTAAGAGTTATGTTTCTATTTTCATCAAGTATTTTTTTAATTAGTTCTGGTTCAAATTTATCCTTCAAATTATCAATAATTTCAGATTCCATAGGTTCGCGGTTATTAAGATTGGTAAATAAATTAATGAAATCATATATGATTTTCTTATTTAATTCATTTTGTTTTTTAATCTTATTATGATTCATAAGTTGGGTTTTAATATTTTCATTTAAATCCTTTGCACGATTTTCATCAGTATACCATGGATTTCTATATTCTGTTGTTGGCACTAAAATGTCGCAAATTTCAGGTTTAATTATTTTATCAAATGTCTCTTGTGTAGCAAAATTGGTTTTAAATTGTGCTATTATTTTTTCAGGTATAGTTGGGCTAGTTTCAATTAATCTGTCAAACTCTTCCTTACTCATTTTAAGCATATGTTTAGGATCAAGTCTTTCTGAAGGGTGTTTAGATAATTCAATCTTTATATTTCTGTAAAATTTATCCCATGCAATACTGCTCACTCTATGAGCTTCATTTAATTGCGTTATTTTGAGAAATTGTTGAATAGTTGTAATAACTCCAGCTAAAATATTGAAACCGCCGACAATCATAACAAAAAAACTTTGATATTCGATTGGAACTCGTTCCTGAGCAAAGTTAGCAGTCCCAGTAAGTGTTGAAATAATAATGACAGGAATAGTATACCACGCATTTAATGCATAATACATAGCATTAGATTTTCCGTGTAGCCATCTATAACACATTGCTTTATCAGCCCATTCAATTAAAATAAGTTCATGTTCGGGTGTCCATTCAATGGGTTTGTCAGAGATAATTAATTCGTCAGCATCTTCCGTAGAAGTTAATTCCATTATAGTATAGTATTATATTATATAAAAATAAAATATTATAATTAATTATGGAAACAAGACTGGTAAAATTAAAAGGTGACTTTAATAATATAATCAGTATAAGAACAAATGTTAAAAATGTATTTGATATATTACAAGTAAGAATTAATAAACTTCATCAAATATATTCTGAATTTATAAAAAACAATAAAAACGAGATGTTCGTATTTGGTCTTGATTCATTTCATTTTCAAAGCAAATTAATAGATATTGAGTATGAAGATATGAATCGTTTATTTTTGGCTATTAATAATAGAATGTATTGTGAATACTTTAAATTGCATAAAATAATTGTTGAATATATTTCAAATAATATAACAGATAGAAGAGCAATA